TGTTCGGAGCGCCAGATGACGCTAAAGGCATGCCGGCCAGTATGGCCAACCGCATCTCACATTTGCAGACTGTGAGTGCGTATAATGCCACACGCACGACTGGTGGAGTCACCTACTATAACACCTACGACGGCGCCGTCAAAGGCGCCGCCAATCTGAATGATGTGACGTGCATAGTCATTTATGACAGTGCATGGTACATGTCCGCTGACCAGATCGCTGAGTTGGTATCAGGAGGCAAGACCATTTACTTCAACATGAAAACCTTGCCAAAAGGCAAGCACGAAGTTCGTGATCCTTTTACGGGGATGTTGGAATCTGTTGTGAGGAATGATGGCATCACATATAAAGAACGGGTCACCGGTGGGGATGATTATACCCACAGGGCCTCGAACTTTCCGCGGAAAGACAGCTTCTGCTTGCGGCACAATGATGTGCGCATCCTGTTCACCAGGGTGCGCATGAGTGCACAGGAGGAGCTGTTGAAGGGCGGGTTCGATTATGATCAATACGAGACTGTTTATCGTGCTCATGCTTACATTACTGAGTACGATGACGGCCGATTGATTGATCATTTTGCGGACAAGCCCGTGGAAACCAAGCTGATACTCGACAGATATGGTCGAGTGGTTGGAGCATTCATACCGGATGCTAGTTCGACAGAGAGTGCAGTCGTGAGGCTGACTTATGCTGAGTTCAAAGTGTGCCTTGATTGCGCCAAAATACCAACCTCTGCTATGTGGCAGAGAGCGGCCACCAATTTAATCGTCCAATCAGGCTACTGCGAGAAGCGGGAGTATCTGATTGAGGTTGCGATGATGGTGCGCGCCAGGGAAGCGGCTTTGGGTATGATCACCATAGACGAAGGTCTTTGGGGATATCTGAAGAACATTATTCTGATAAAGGTGGTATGGGCCTCTGTCCTCTATTTAGGGGGCAGTGTGCTCGGTTTTGGGTGCAAGCATGTGGAAACTTACAGGTGCGTAACTGAGGATTCGCTTGTGATCCCTGCCGTTGGTCAAAACTCTCAAGAAGCCCACAATGAAGCTGATGGAGCCGGTGGTAATGTTACCAGCGGCGGTGCCGTCGGTGGAGGGGGCGATGGGAGCACAGATGGCAGTGGACTCACTACAAAAGCGTCTACTAAAGGAAAGACCGGTGCGAACGGTGGAAATAAGCAGGCTGCGAAAGCTGATAAGCCTGTTTGTGACACGCCTAAGGAAGGAGCTAACGCTCCTCCCGAGCAAGGAGGAAGTGCAGGAAAACCTAAGGCAGCGACACCAACGACTGGAAAAGGGAAACCTGGTCAAACACCCGCTAAACCTGGTAAAGGGGACAGTGTGGGAGGGAAGACCGGAGGTGATCCAGTGGTTGGAAAAGCGGCCGCCGGGGTTAAGGCCAAGGTTAGTAGAGACAAGGCAGAGGGTGGAGATGCTGGCAAAACAGCCGGTATTGGTATCGACCTCAAAGAGTTCTTCGCTCAACACCTCGTTGAGTATTGGAAGTCCTCTGGAGTCGAAATCCCCCCAGAAGTCGCAAGCAAACTTAGAGCTTGCGCAGCCGTCCCGAAAACCGACAGTGGCACACATAAGGACCTTGGGTCTAAAGGTGATGCCGTTGGTGAGCGAGAAGTCGGACATCAGGCTCAAGAACCTGGAGATGGTCCTCACGTGGGATCTCCCGAAGTCAGTGCGGAAGGAGATAAACCTGTGGATCAGCTCCGGGATGAGCCCCGTTCACATCAGCCAAGTGTTCCCGAAAGTGGAACCGTTGACCAAAGCAGCCAGGGTGATATGCCCGATGCAGCAGGAAATGCTGACGCTACTTGGACCGTCGTGCAGTTGGGCCGAAAGCGTGCTGGGAAACCTGCCGTTTCTCGTAAAAGGTCTAACAGTAAGTGAGCGCACTGCTAAATTGCAGGAAGAAGTCATCATGTCTACGTCATTGTGGGCGGAAACGGACTTCGGCGCTTTCGATTCCACTGTTGGACTGGAATATCGGGAGATTGAGTGGGAATTGGTTAAAGAGTACTTGGATGAAACAGAGCAACTTGCTTATATCGTGCTTATATGTTGCACGATCCTGCAGCACGTTTTGTTGGACAAGAAGAAAGATGAATTGGGTTTCCTGGAGGTGCATTCAATGCGGTACTCAGGTGAGCCTTTGACGTCGATCGGAAACGGTCTGATAAACGAGTTTGTGGGGTGGAGTTGCCCGCCTGAGATGCATGAAAACCCCGTTGCATCGAAGGAAGATCTGGACAATGGCATCTGTCCGGTTCGAGGATTGAGGGAGGGGGACGACGGTTTCGCTGGCGCACAAGGTCGGGTGAAACTGGACGATTGGGGCTTGCAGTTGGGCTTCAATTTGGATGTAGACTGGTACACTGACTTCAGAGCGGTCAAGTTCTGTGGACGGTATTTATCAGGCGATTTCAACGAAAATTTGGTGTCCGTGTGTGATGTGCGCCGCACGCTGGACAAGCTGCATTTGGTTATGGGAGTGACGCATCAGGATAAGCGTGCGCTACTCAGGTCTAAGCTCCTCGCTGCGTGGAACTTGGACGGCCATACCCCGATGGTGGCCACAATAGTTTGGGCTTTGTGGCCAAGTGTAGCTGATGCTAAGGTCATCACCGCAAAACCAGATAAGCACAAGATGAAGCTCGCAGGTACGAACAATGTTCCGGGTTGTGCTCCGCCTATCATAAGAGAAGTGGATTACAATTGCCTTGTATATCAAGGTATCTGCCCAGAGGCGGCACGCAGGCACGACCGAGATGTCGTGAGGGCGGCGCTATTGCGCCAGCCCCTGCCGCGCTTTGATTTTGGCTTGTCGACCGCGAAAGTCCACCTTTACGCGGTTTCGGGCGTGTGAATTGTATTCACACAACATACAGGATGGCGAAGAAGAAGAAGGCCGCATCGGGCCCAGCCGGGCCAAGTGCGGCGAAGATGCAGGAACTGACGAAGAGGGTGGAGGAGTTGACGGTTGCTGTGAAGAAGAAGAAGAAGAAGGACGGAGGAAATCCTGGCTTAGCCAAATTCTTAGGCAAGGCTGGGACTATGTTGGGCAGCGGAATCTCCAAGATTATTGGTTTTGGAGACTACGTCGTCCAAGAGAATTCCATGGCCAAAGGTGGTTACGCCTCTTTGGAGGTGCCATCGTTTGGCGGTGGATCCAATGAAGTCCGCGTGACTCACAGGGAGTTCGTTCGAACTATTTCTGTGCCACAATCTCCTACTGATTTTCACAACATCACGTACGACATCAACCCATCCAATGATTCGCTGTTCCCGTGGCTGAGTAAAATAGCTAGGAATTATCAGCAATACAAGATCAACGGCATGGTGTTGACGTTTAAGTCTATGACTAGTGAATACGCGAGTTCAGGCTCGCTAGGCACTGTTGGTATTGCTACCAACTATAACGTCAACGACAAGCCATTCGGCGATCTTGTGTCGTTTGAGAACAGCCAGTTTGCTGTGGTGAATAAACCGAGCCTTAATATCGTTCACGCGATTGAGTGTAAGGAGTTTGCCCGCAACGGATTACAGTTGTATGTCCGAGACTCGCAAAGCGAGTCTACTGGTGTGAGCGACGCGAGGTTTTACGACTTTGCGAAAGTTCAGATTATGACGGACGGACTGCCCCAGGGTGTTGACACTACTTTGGGGCAGTTGTGGGTGTCTTATGACATCACACTGCTTAAGCCCATCGTGGCGAGCGGAGCCGTCGTGCCGGCACAGGTGTCGCGCACGATTCTGAGGTCCCAGGCCAACACCACTGCGTTGCAGTGGTTGGACCAGGGTGACGTGTATCGTGACACGTTATCTTGGCCCTCTACAGGTCTTGTGGCCAATCAGGCGGTTTTCCCGTTCTCCACGACTAATGACCAGGTCATTACGGGGCTTTTGCCGCATACGTTCAATCGTTCTCCGACGGAGCTGACCTTGCTTACCGCTAGTCCATCTAACGGTCTCAGGATCCTTCGCAATGGTGATTACACATTCACCTTTGCCATGCAGGCTTCTTGTGCTGCTGACAAGTATGTCGTTAGCAGTGGCACGACAAGTGCGTATACGGTGACAAATGTCGGCGGTGCCACAAGCACTGCCGTCGTCAAGACGCCGTATAACATAACTCATGTGGTTTCCGTCCCTGGGGCGGGTGCCAAGGTCGTTATTGCCGCATTCGGACAGCTTACGCTTAAAGTGCGTAATATTGTCGGTTCGGGTGGGGCGGTTGACCTAGCTTTCCCTAGTTGGACGGCGTGGAACGACGCTACGTTGATTCCCA